CCGTGATTCGAATGTCGGACGCGTCCTCGGATTTCGCCCAGTCCTCGAGGACCTTCTGGCCGTACGCGAGGACGTCGGCCGGGATCTTCGTGCCGTGGTCGATCTCGAACTGGACGACGGTCAGGCACTTCGCGCCAGCCCACTCGTCGAGTTCCACCATGACGTGACCGACGATCGCGAGGTTCTCGTCGATGAACGCGAACACGCGCAGGAGAGGCTTCTCCGCGGCGAAGTTCGAGATGATCGACCGGGAAAGCCGCTCACGATTCGCGTCCGACCCGTACCGATCGCAGAACGCGATCACGCGCCCGATCATCTGCGGCATCACGATCCACGAGCGCGCCTCGTGCGGGCGCAGGTCCACGAACTCGATCACCGCATCCCCCTCTGGACGAGGCCCGCGCGAGCGCCAAGGAACTCGACGCGGTCCACGGCATCAAGCTCCATCCGCAGCGCGACGCCGCGCGTCGAAACGCGGTGGCCGGTGATGTACGGACCGTCGACGCCGACGTCGATGGTCTGCGGGTCACCGAACACGGCATCCTCGCCGTAGTCGGAGGTTCCGATGCTGACGTCAATCTCCTGCGACTGGCCGGCTTTCGGGAACAGGTAGTCGATTTCCTGCAGGCTCGAGAAGTTCGGGCCGAGATCCATCACGCCGCTATCGAAGAACGCGGGGATCGGGTCCCCGTCATCGTCGTATCCCAAGTCGGAGTAGACCTGCCCGTCATTGCCGGCGATGAGGAGCGAGCGCACCTCCGTGCCGAGCTGGTCCACGTCCTTGCTCATCCCGTCGACGGTGCCAGTGAGGGAGTCGATAGGCGGCGCGGTAGGAACGATCATCTTCGTCGCGGCGGAGAACCGCTTCGTCGCCCACCGCATCGGCCAGAGCGCCCCAGTGCCGAGATTCACCACCGCCGCGAGGTTGGGCTCCGAGCTTCCGATCTCGGGATAGAAGAGCCAGACCTCGTTCCTGTCGGGGTCGTAGGTGATGAACGAGAGCGCCTTCGTCGATGGGTCGATCGTGTTGAGGACGTACTTCTGGATCGAGTACCCGAGCGACCGCGACAGCATCCCGTCGTACACACGGAGGCAGCCGTCACGCCCGAGGAAGACGTGCGCCCCGTCGGAGATCGCCGCGGCGGCCAGCGTCGACACGGGACCCTCGACGGTCTCCTTCAGCGGGAACGCGAACGGGTCCGTCGTGCCCTGCGCGATAGCCATGTAGATCGCGTCTTCTTTGTAGATCGCCGTCTGCAGGTTCCCCATCTCGAGCGCGGCGACGATTGCGCCCGGCGTGTCCTGCAGCGTCTCGAGCTGGACGGAGCCCCACCCCGACTCGAAGTTGAGATCATCCGAGACGTCGACCGCGGTCGGGGACGCGTTGCCACCGGAGAGGATGTTGCACCCGATCATCCTGTTCGCGGAGATCGCGATGCAGCGATACCGGGACGGCGACCCGCCGACGTCGGAATACGTCCCTGCGGAGCCGTTCCATTTCTTCATCGTGTTCGCGCCGTTGGTGCCGACGAGGTACGCGACGCCCGATTTCTCGAAGACGCGGAACACGTTCTGGTCGGTTGCGGCCCCTGTGAGCGCGGTGCCGGAGATGTCGGTCCAAGTGAGCGAGCCGCCGTCGAACACGCGCCACCCCGTGACGGTCGCCATGACGACCTTCAGCGTGCCGTCCACCTTGCGGAACTGGACGATCCCGGTCGGGCGCGACGTCACGTTGTCGCCGAACTTGTCGAGGCCCGGCCTGACCTTGAAAGACCCGTCTCGCGACAGCCAGTTCTCACCGGCCGACAGCGACGTGTTATCCACGCCGCGGACCGGGAGGTCGACACGCACGCCGCCAGTAGGCGGCGGCATCGGAGTCTTTGCGGCTAGGGTCGCCAAGCGCTGACCCTACGCTCGCCCGATGACGTGATAGCTCCAGTGATACCCGACGCCAGCCACGAGGGCCGTCGAGCCAACCTTGAGGTCGAACGCGGTGAGGATGTTCGACGTCGAGTCGTCGACGTACACCTGCGCGTTCCCGGTCAGGGCCGCGGCGTTCGCGTTGGTCGGGACGAGGATGACTCTCGCGGGGTGTGCGTACGGCACGTCGAACGTAACAGTCAGGACGGTCGCGCTCGCGGACGGCGTCGTTCCGGCGACGAGCGAGATGCCGCCGATCGCGTCGTTTCCGCCGACAGATAGCGTCGGACTCGTTCCTGCGCCGGACCCGGCGGCGATGGCCGGCGCATCCCCGCCGATCAGCAGGTGGCCGGCGACGTCGAAGTGGGTGCCGTCCTGAGCGCACGCAAACGCCGCGGCGGCGATGTCGACGTCCGGCGTGTATCCGAGGATCGCGACGAGCGCGGCCTCGAGGTCGCGGAGCTTGTCGTCGATGAGGTTGCCGGCGTCGGTGCCGCGGAGACGCTGGGTCTTGAGCTGGGTCAGTGCCATCGTCTACTCCTACCCCGGCTCTTGCATGGCCGGCCGGCGTCCGTTGGTGCGGCGGCGGCCCTCGGTCACGGTGAGAGACGCGATCGCCTCATTGAACATCGCGTCCCACGTCGGTTTCCTCGCGTCCTCGAGCGTGTAGAGCGAGGAGAGAGAGAGCGCGCGGAAGAGCACCGCCTCCCACGCATTCGCGGTCAGCTCGTTCTCATCCTCGTCGTTGACGAGGTCCTCGAGGTAGCGATGAAAGTCGAACGAGAGCGTGTACACGGCGTCCGGCGTCGGCCCGATGTAGAGCTGCGTGCCGTAGATCGTGAAGTGCCGCGGCGCGGCGGCGTCGGACCCGGCCGGGTACGCTCGCCGAAAGTCGGCACGCGACTTCGACGTCACGTCGCGCTCGCACCCGTTGAGGACGTACAGCAGCGGGCTCCGCGTGCTGGGGCGCGCGAAGCGATCCGGCAGGTCGTACGCATCCTGATCCGCGACGGTGACGAGGTCGTCGTTATCCTCCGAGAAGTGGAGATCGAAGTCGTCGACGATCTTCTTCTGCGCCATGTTCACCAGCTGGGTGCGCTTGTCGTTCGACAGCCGCGCCGTGCTCAACTGGAGCCAGTCGCCGATCTGATCGCGGAGGTCAGAGAGCTGCATCTGCTACTTCGTCCCTCTCTTACCCAGCTTGGCGGTCGAGTTCTTGATCTCGGAGCGGACCCCCGCCACCGCGTCAAGGACAGCCTTTCGCGCCGTGGACGGCGGAGCCCCGGATGCCGAACCGCGGGCACCGAACCCGATGTGGACACCGAACCACGCGTGCGACTCGATCAGCTTCTGGACTTCCGGGTCGTCGGTCTCGAAAAACCCGTCATTGAACTTGACCTTGGTGCCGATCCCGTACTGCGGGAATCGGTTGCAGGCGTACCCCTTCATGCTCATCTCCTCACTCCTTCTGCTAGTACCCGATGACGATTCCGTAGATGACGGAAGAGTCGATCGCCTTGTTGTCGGCGAGTTCGACTCCCGAGCTGGCGACGATGATCTTCACCTTGCCCGACGAGCGGACGTACTGGGCGAAGAACTGGATGTTGTCGACCGCGGTGTCGTCTCCGGCGGTGTTGCCGACGAACGGCTCGAACTGCGCGGTGATGATCCCCGTGAGACCGAGGTTCGCGGCAGAGAGAGCGACCCCGCCCGTGCGGTAGTTGCCGGCGAACGTGATCGCCGGGAAGACCTGCTTGACCCCGCCCGTTCCCGGGACGTGGAGTTTGTACTTCGTGAGAGTCTGGCTGGCGTCGGCCATCGTAGTCCTTTCAGGAAAAATCCCGGGGGCCGAAGCCCCCGGGTAATGGTTGACCTAGATCACGCGGCGAGACGCACCGTTACGGCGCGAAGGCCGTCATGTTCTGCCAGATGCCGAACGCCCGCTCGTGATGCAGCTCGAGGCCGCACTCGGTCAGGAATTCGTCCACCTCGGCGTCCTCGCCGGGGCTCTGGCGGTCGGTGAGGTACTGCGTGTCGCGGCCGTTGAGGTACCGGTACACGAGCTTGTCCGTATCCACGATGAACGACCAGTCCGTGAACTCCGCCGTCTCCGTGAGGAGGGGGTGCTTGTTCACGAGCAGGTCGCCATGGGGCGTGATGTATCGCGACAGGCGGATGCCGTACGTCTCGGTGGTCGGGACGGTCTCGACCGTGAAGTGCTCCTTCGCCATGGAGGCGAGAGTCGTGATCGCCGTCGATCCGCCGAGCAGGAGCTTCTCGTTCGAGCCGTACTTGAACACCTGCTCGATCTGCGCCATGAACGTGTCCCACGTCACAGACCCCGAGAAGTCGTGCAGGTTCGTGGTCACGAACTCGACGAGTCCGCCCGAGGTCCGCTTCGGCTCATCGCCCGTGAGGTCCTCGGTCTTGCCGCCGAAGATGGTCGCCTTCTCGATTCCCGTCGAGTGCAGTTCGAGGGCTTCGCGCTTGGCTTCCTTCATCCGGTTGCCGGTGCGGAGCTTCGTCTGCTTCATCGTGTTGGTGTGCGCGAGGGGCGTGCGGTGGATCTGGCAATAGTTCGAAACCTTCGAGGCGTCGTAGGAGACGGACGTCGGAACGTCCGCGCCTTCCTCGTTGGCCGAACCGATGATGACGAACACGTCATCGTCGTTGATCGCCGCAGCCGATCGCGCCTTGCCCCGCGCCACGACGACGGTCGCGCCGTCGGTCGGGTCCGCGGTGACCCAGCACCCTTCGAGCGTGCGGACATTCATGATGACCTGTCCGGCCCGGAAGATGTTGGCGGTCCCCGCATCGAACACGAGCGAGGTCGTCGCGGTGTTGGCGATCGCGCCGTTGATGGTGGCCTGCTGGGTGGCGAGACCCTTCTCGAACCAGTTGAACTCGGGGTCGTCCGTCGACTCTTCCTTGAGCATCGACATGATCGCCGTGAGGGACGCCTTCGAGTTCGGCGTCAGAAGCTCAATCGACTGACGCCAGTTTTTGGGCCGCTCTTCACCCGAGGTGAAGTCGCCGGTCCCGCGCATTCCGAGTACCGCTGCCATTGGTGTGTCCTCCTGTGGTTGCTACCTTCCGAGACGTTCCGAGATCATTTCCTCCAGCAAGCCTTCGGCTTTCTGCTTCTGGGGGACCGCGCCTCCGCGCACCGAGCCGGAACCGCCGGCCGAGTTGCGGAGCTTCTTGGCCTTGTCGGCCCTGTCGCGCTGCTGGAGACCTCGGATCATCTCGAGAGTGGGTTTGTCGTTGTAGGCGAGCGCCATCTTCCCGATGAACTCGGGGGTGAGCTGATCGGGAGTGGGGTTCACCACGTTCACGAGGAAGTCGAAGAAGCCCTGTCTCTGGGCCGGGTCCGACTTCAGCCACGAAAAGATCTCCGAGCTGTCGGCCGCCGCGTCGATCGTGGAGTTGATATGACCGAGGAGATCGTTCACCTGCGCGCCCTGCTGAGAAGCGTTCCGCTCCTCGACGAGCCTCTGGAGCACCGCTCGGTGGATCGTCAGTTCGTCGGCGATCACGGCCGCAT